CCTGCAAAACTTACACCTCCCTGTGTAATTTGCTGATAGGTTTTAAAATTGTCTTCTTGAAACTTAATTAAACTAACAATATGATTGGTAAAAATTTGTAGTTCGGGTATTGCTTTGCCTACAGCATTAACTATTCCAGACATGGATGTTGTACCATCGGCAATATTACCAATTAAAGTACTAATTCCGCTGTCAAGATTTTTATAAGTGTTTGATAGGCTTTTAGAATTTTGGTCAAGAGCACTAAAAGAAGTATTAAGCTCTGCAGCACTTGTCCCAATGTTGTTAAAATTTCCAGCAGTATTTTTTGATGAACGTTCTAGATCATCAAGAATCTTAGAATTTACGCCAGCTTTTTTAGCTAGCTCTAATAGTACTTTAGAATCTTTAGTTGCTGTGGCCAGCAGAGCCCTGAGCGTTAACTCTGTTGCGGCATTGTTAAATTCTACTTCTTGATCGCCTATACGTCCTGTTACGTCTGCCATTGTTTTTCCATGGTTAACTGCGTAGATAAATAGTTAAAAGAATATTACCAAATATCAATAGTTATTTATCGGAGAAAAAAATAATGGAAAATGCACCGAATGTTCAGACTAACCCTTTGATACAGCCAGCAGCATCTAATCCTTTAATGGGATATATGCGGCAGCCTAAAATTTATATCAGGTTACCTAGCCAAGGTATGTATTGGCCCGTGGGTAGTTTAGAACTGTCAGAAACTGGGGAATACCCTGTTTAATCTATGACTGCTAAAGATGAATTGATGTTAAAAATTCCAGATGCACTAATGAACGGACAAGCAGTAGTTGATGTTATTCAAAATTGTATACCGAACATTAAAAATGCGTGGAACGTACCTAGCACAGACATTGATGTTATTTTAATTGCTATCAGACTAGCTACCTACGGAGAAAAAATGACCACTCCTATTACCTTTACTGGTGATATCGAAATGGATTACCAAGTAGACCTTCGGGTAGTAATGGATAATCTTGTGCAGTCTGTTGCTTGGGATCCAATAGTTCCAATTAACGAAAACATGACTATTTTTGTAAAACCGTTAACTTATAAACAGCTAACCGAATCAGCATTACAATCTTTTGAAACTCAAAAACTAATGCAGGTAGCTAATAATGAATCTCTGTCCGAAGATGACAAAGTTAAATTGTTTAAAGAAAGTTTTACTAAATTAACTAATTCTACTGTAGGTGCTATTAGCCAAAGTGTTTATAAAGTGGATACTGTTCAAGGCACGACCGACAATCCTAAATTTATTAAAGATTTTATGGATAATGCCGATAAAGAAATTTTTAATCTGGTACAAGCACATTTAGAAAAACTTAAAATCCAAAATGCCATCAAACCTCTTACTGTTTCTGTCACCGATGAAATGCGTGAGAAAGGTATTGAAGGAGATTCAATAGAAGTTCCTATATCGTTTGATCCTTCAACTTTTTTCGTTTAAGGCTTTTGTACGTTAATGATGCTAATATTGAAAAGATCATTAAAGATTACGATAACGATACAAAAGCCTTAAAAGAAGAACTATTACGTATTTGTTGGTATATGCGAGGGGGAGTTAGTTATGTCGAAAGCCATAACCTTACCTACGAAGAACGAGAAATTGTTGGTAAAATAATTAAGAGTAATTTAGAAACAACTAAAGAAACTCAAATGCCGTTCTTTTAAAGATCTATTCCTAAAAAGCGACTGTGTCCCACGCTTTCAATTTTACGACCTGTTAGTCCAGCATCTTTAGCCATAGCAATGATCTGTTGTTGTACATCAGGATGTCCGCTGTTACTACTTTGATGCGCCATTGCATCATCCCAAATATCTTTAAGTTTTCCAGCAATGTCCGTACTACTTCTAACTGCAGGAGCAGACGGAGTACGATCAACAGGATGAATACTACTAGCCGGTGTAGGACTATCATGTCCTACACCCGTAGCGGCCTGTTGTTGATTATCTGCGGGAATACCTGTGGTTGTATCAGCATCTGTAGGAGTTCCTGGAATATTACGAGCTCTACTTTTATCGTATCCACTAGCTCTGCCAACATTCCTTCTTGCAATTGCTGCTGATCTACCTGCAGCTTGATTATATGCATCTTTAGCTCCCTGCCAAGCACCTTGAACATTACCTTTAGCAGTTCCTACTTTTCCTGCAAATTTACCTATACCCTTACCTACCTGAGCAAGACTTAACTCATCTAAAGTTTCTTCAGTTAAAAGTTCATTGATACGCATATAGCACATTCCTATTGTTTTGATATTTTTATTTATATATTAAAATGAGCTAAAGCTCATTTGCTCTTTCGTTATCACTCAGAGCATTTTTATCATCGTAGATGATTTAAGTATTATCCAGATTCATTGGTCACACTTCGCCCTTGCGGGCGAAAATAATGAGCATTATCCGAGTTCGATAAGTCACACTAGCGTTAGAGCATTACAGTGGCGGTTGACCGGTACCACGAGCTCCGTCTTCATTCAACGGCGATTTATTAACATACGCTAACACATTAATAAACGTAGGGGTTCTCTCCCTTCTTTTGGCCTATATTCACTCTATTCAAATAATCAAACCGCAGGCATTTTGCGATCGTGGTCCTGTTAAGGATACTGATTAAGTACTCTTTGCGGCGAGAGATTTCCCTTCCAGCGATCCGAGATCCTGGTTCCGGGGCGTTCGATGTTAGCTAACGCTTGCTTGTTACCGCCTAATGTGCCTAAAGTTGTTTCTTAATGATGTGTGAACCATGGACACGGACCTGTATATGTCCGTTATAATAGTCTGTTGATTCAAGTACTTTACGACTGAATTGTTCTCTAGCTTCGATGTAACTACATTCTGCTTTTGAAGTACAGTAATAAAGTATTTCACGGGTGAAATTGTTTTTGCCTAAATTTTCAACATCTTTATTGAGTTCGATGTTGGAGCCATAATAATCTTGCCAGTCGCTATCAATTTTTGATTTAATTCGTTTTTTCTTCTTGTTGCCGTTCTTTAACTTTATAGTCTTGTAGGTCGTTTTACTAAACTTTGCTAATTTTTTGCCTATGTATTTTCTACCTGTTGTATTATTTGTGATTATATACACAAACCCAATACAATCCTCGGGCAAAGTTTCGACTAGTTGATTTTGATGGTACCATGACATTATGTATGTGTTTATCTCTCACCTGTCCCTCCCTTGGTTGATTTTGGTTTCGGGTATCTATATTTCTTTTTAATACCTTGTGCTACTAATTCTTTATCCTTAGCCCACATTTCTCGTTTGGCCTGGACTGACTCTTGATATATCGTTATGTTGAGTTTTTTCATTTCTGCAGCGACTTTATAAATCTCTCTAAGCATGCGTCGAGTATCCCACGCACTATTTTTAGAAGCCGCACGAATAAAATCTTTATTACGATTATGAAATTCTACAAACAAGCTGGTTAGCTCGCTTTGAAGATCTTGATATCGTTTTAAATTCTCACTCAACATAGTCCGCTGCTGTACTGTAACTTGTAAACCCGTTTTCTTTAATAACTCGTAGAACGTTATTAACACGTCCTATCAATTCATCTTTATGACTAATCAAATAAATGTTCTTGTTGCGTTCACGTGCCATTTTCTTTAATACTGCTAGTGCTGACTCAACACCTGCTGCGTCCATACCAGCATCTACCAGCTCGTCGATAAACAATAGATTAATACTTTGATATAAGCCTTCCCAAACATCACGGAAAGCAAAACTCATAGATAGTATTAGTCGATTGCGTTCACCACGACTCAAATTATCAAAGTCTAAGTCCTGCCCTAACTGTGTAATTTCTACTGTTAAGTCATTTTGGAATATAACCTGGTGAGGTAATCCCAACTTATTAATATAATAACCTAGTCGCTTGTTAAGATACAATAAGTTCTGATCGATAATCTTTTTACGAATAAACGAATCTTTGTTTGTAAGTAACTTATGTAAGAACTCTTGATGGTCTCGTAGTTTAGTTAGGGCATTAACTGTGTCCCAAGTAATTTCTTGGATAGCAGTCTTTTTAAGTTCTTCGACTTGTTCGCTGTAAGGATTTGCTTCTTCTGCTTTGGCAGTTAGACTTTTTTCTAAACTGTCTACGTTGTTTTTATGGCCTAATGCTTCTGCTTCTGTGTCGTAGAACGTTTGCGGACGTCCCGGTAATTCACCGATAAGAGTAATAGCCTCATTAGCTGCGGCTAAATCTTTATTCACTTTATCTAAGTAGTCTTGGCTTTCTGTTAAATGTGTAGCGGCTAGTGTTAGCATTTCTTCGTGCTTGTGATCGTGTAGATCCTGCTCACAAGCTGGACAAGTTTTGTTTGCTAGTTTTTCTAATTCTTTGGTATATTTGCTTACAGTCTTTTCAGCTTGCCCTACAGCAGATTCTAATGTGGCTTTTTGTTTGCTTAGATTTCGAATAGCAGTGTTGTTATCTTCCCAAGTTTTTAATGATTGATGTGCAGCTAGTTCGGCTTCAATATCTACACCCTCTAACTTCATTATTGCTTTGCCAAGATTTTCAATATCGGCTTCTTGTTTAGTAGCCCAAGCAGAACTTTTAATAATTAAACTGTCAATACTTTTTTGTACGCTTTCGTTGGCAGTTTTAATACCAGCAATCTTAAATTCTTCAACCTGTATCTTATCTTTAGTATCTTTAACTAGTATTTTTAATGCTTCTGCTTTTTCACTTAATAGTGTAATACCTAATAATTGTTCGATAACTTCACGTTGCTCGTTGGCCTTCATTGATAGGAACGGTTCTGTATAGGTGTTTAACGCAACTAAATGCTTGAACATAGTGTGGCTAATACCTAGCAAATGCTCAATGTATTTTTGCGTTTCACGGCTATCGCCCTGACTGTCATCTTCAGTATCTGAGTTTTCCTGCTCTTGATCGTTGACATAGAGCTTTAAAAAGTTAGGTCTGCGACCCCTTTCGATACGATAAGCAACACCATCTTTTTCAAACTCAACAGTAACTAGCATAGCTTTGCTATTGGTTTTATTGATTAGATTTTCCTTACGGATATTAGTAAGTGCTTGTCCATATAATGCGTAGCTAAGAGCATTAACAATAGTAGTCTTGCCTGTACCGTTACGTGAGCCACTGTCGTCGCCGCCTAGATCTAAGTTACTGCCTAATACCAAAGTTAAATGCTCGCGGTCAAAATCTACAGCCTGGGTTTGATTGCCCACGCTCATAAAGTTTTTTACGGTTATATTTTTTATGTTAAACATTATAGATTGTTATAAATTTCTAATAAAGTATTACGGTCAAACTGATCTGAATCGATATTGACTAATTGTTCTGTAACGATTTGATCAACTGATTCAAACTTTTGATCTGGATTATCGTCTATGGTTCCGTCTAAGTTAGTTTTATCCTGTATTAGGCTAATCTCACGGACATCATAATCATTAATAAATGTTTCTTTAATAAAATTTGCTTCTTCGTAGCTAATGTCAATATCAAGATTTACTTTGATATACATCTTGCTTTTCATAATCTCATCTTTGCGATCGATTAAATCTGACAATTTAACATTTCTAAACTTAGGACAATCCGGCCAATCTCTAAACTCTGGTTGCCCGCCCCACTCTAAAATCATCATACCGCGAGCATCGTCATTAGTATCAGCAAAGTTATGCGGAAACGCATTGCCAATATAAAACACATTATCTGAACGCTGTCGAGCATGGAAGTGTCCGCTGAATACAAATTCTGGACCTGTAAAGTCCTCGCCACGTAACTGTCCGTGATCTGGCATCTGTACCATCGCATTCATGAAAAACTTAGGTAATTCAAAGTGTCCAAAAACATAGCGGCTTTTTAAGTTCTTCATTTGATGCCACTCGTCACCTACTAACCAAGGAACAAGAGTAACTTCGTCTATAGTGGTAATATCTTCGATGACTGTAACACCCGGAATATGTCGTCCGAATGCCGAACTATGAATATCACGTTTGTCTTTGTAGAACAAATCGTGGTTACCTGGAAACCAGAAAAACTGCTCAAACGCAGCACCTAGTTTTTCCAAACAACGTAGGCTAGAGTCTAGTGTATAAAGACTTAGGCTATTACGATTGTGTGACCAGTCGCCTAGAAATATACAAGTTTCGCAGCCAGCTTCTTCAGCCTCGGCAATAAACCAATCCACAAATTCTTCACAATCTTTTAAGTGAGTTGTTGAATTGGATTTTAGTCCAAAATGTATGTCAGTAAAACACGCAACCTTTTTAAACAAGGCCATAGATATATCTCCTTGTAGTTAGTTTAACGATCAGATTGGGCAATGTCAAGCCGCAGGCTCTTCAGAATCTTCGTCCGAATCTTCGCTCTTTGGCATACGCATATTTTTGTATAGCTCTGCTTGACGAGCGATTTCTTCAGCGTACTCTTGTGAGTGCTGTCGAGTCATACTCGGAGCAAGTCCGGCTTCTTCTAACATGTCATCACGAATATTTTGATTTTTCTTTTCTAGATTTAAGATACGAGTAAATGAGTTTGTAACTGCGGCTGTGTAATAAGCAAATGGATTTTCTGATTTCGATTCATCGAACTGTAGTCCAATTTGACTTAACTGTAGGATAGCTTGTCCACGCATTTCATCAATATAGGTATAACCACGCCAGTTAGATCTTTGAGCATAACGTTC